GATTCTTTATATGGAAACTTATAAACAGAATCATTGATGGTATGGAGACAAAGCTAGATGTTTTGGATGATAAAGTTGCAGATCAGATAGATCAAATGGAACAGAGGCTCGGCACAAAACTGGACTCACAGCACGGAATACTGGTAGCATTGATTGACCGAGTTAGGTCGTTGGACAATGAAATTATTCGTCAAGAGGTGTTCTTGAAGACAATACTGAATCTACCACAGATGATAGACAACAATAAGATTGCAAAGGCAGATAGAGATGATCAGAGAAAAGACTGATGAAAGATTGGGATAAATACTTAGCGATTGTAGGCATATTAGTAGTTCTCATTGTGGTTGCAGTACAACAACTACAGGCAGATGAAATGGTTCATGACTTTAAATCACCATCATTTAACGGACAGGGTACATCAAGTCACTATCTAACTATTGAGAATCAAGAATTTAACAGAGCAGAATCTATTAGGAAAGAAATAGAAGCTCTAAGAGATGAAATAGAAAGGGAAGAAAACAACACAGTAGAAGCAAGGTTCATGAGGAATCTTACCAGTCGTATATATGCCAATCTTGCAAGACAAATAGAAGCATCATTATTTGGAGAGCAAACAAGTAAATCTGGTGAGATGGAATTAGATGGCAACACTATTGAATACGAAATAACAGACGAAGAGGTTAGAGTAACGATTACAGACGAGGATGGCAATGTTACAGAAGTCATTGTGCCTATTGGCGGTTTTACTTTCTAGTTGTACTCTAATGATTGACCCTCTACAGAATAACTTACCACCTGTAGAGTATGTAGAAAAAGCTCATACAGTTGTGCTACATACTGACCTTGCAGATGTAGATGAACCAGAAAGAAAACCTGTAATTGCTGTATACGCTAATGATTTTAAAGACCAAACAGGGCAAAGACGATCTAACTCTAAATATGCTACGTTTAGCACAGCAGTAACACAAGCACCACACGCATACCTAATAAGGGCATTAAAACACGCAGGAGCGAACAAAAATGGTTTCTTTGAGGTAGTAGAAAGGGTATCACTAGATGCGGTTACAAAAGAACGACAGTTGATACGATCTACAAGAGAAACATTTGAAGAAGAACAAAAGCTCATGCCACTTAAGTTTGGCGATATGATTATGACTGGCGGTGTCCTATCCTATGAAGCAAACATTGAAAGCGGAGGGGTAGGTGCGAGATATTTAGGTATTGGTATGTCACGAAAAATTAGACGTGACCAAATAACCGTAAGTCTTAGAACAGTTTCGGTTTCTACAGGTCGTGTGCTTATAGAAACATTAGTTACAAAAACAGTTTTCTCAGCATCACTTGACAATGATGTATTTAGATTTATATCTGACGAGACAGAACTGGTAGAATTGGAAGGTGGTACTGTAAAGAACGAGCCAATGAGCATAGCTTTGCAGATAGCAATAGAGACGGCAGTGCTTCAGACAATAGAAGAAGGAGTGAAACATAATTTTTGGAGGTACAAATGAAGAAAATTTTACTCATGTTTCTGTTAGCTATGCCATTGATGGGTGCTGACAATGAAATATTCGTTGACCAGAGCAGTGGTTCATCAAACTCTAATATGGATTTAGAGCAACTAGGCTCAGGTAACATAATTGGAGGTATAGATGCTGTAGCAGGAACAATGACTGCTCTTGACTTAGACGGTACAGCTATGACTCTTGACATAAATCAGATAGGAGACAGTAACAAATTCTTAGGTGACATCACCGCAGATTCATATACTGGCTTCTTTGAGTTTGACGGTAACAGCAACACCTTTAACATGAACACTGATAAGACTAACACCTACGGTGCAGACTCATCTAATGTAAATGTTGACGTAACAGGTAACAGCAATACGTTTACTTTGAATCACGCTACCGTTGCTTTGGCAGGTACTCTTGATCTTGATTGGATTATTAACGGTTCTAGTAACAGTATTACATCTGCCATAGACATAGATGGAGCTACAAACTATATGGATATTGACGGTTCTGATAATACTGTCACATATGATGGAGATGGTTACGCAGGTGGCTACTTTTGGTTAGACCACACAGGCAGTAATAGAACTTTTAACATCCAACAACAAAGTACATTAGACAATGATTGGCTTAAGATTATTAGCACTGGTTCTACTACTAGCACCGTTTGCGTTATTCAAAACGACCAAGGTACAAGCACAAGCTGTTGATATAGGAAGCATAAGCGAACTTAAAGGAAACGCACAGGTCTACAGAGACAAAGCCTATGGTGCTGAGTTAGCTTTTCCCATACAGCAGCTTGATAACGTAAAAACGGAAGCAGGCAGAGTTGCTATAAGGTTTGAAGATGATACCGTTGTAAGAGTTATGGATCATAGCAAACTGGTTATTAACTCATACATATATGATCCAAACCCTAAAAAGTCTGAAATGGCTTTGCGGTTTGCTAGTGGTACTGCACGTTTTGTCACAGGTAAATTTAACAACAAAAAGAAAATAAAAATATCAACTCCAAGTGCTGATGTTTTTGTGTTAGGAACTGATTTTACAATTACTACCACCCCTGAAACTGGAGCATCCCTTGTTATCCTATTGCCAGATCAATACGGAAACGCTAGCGGAGAAATAGCTGTAGAGACAGCAGCAGGACAAGTCATACTCAACCAACCATATCAGGCTACAACAGCTACTACTTATACTTCAGCACCCTCTAAACCTGTAACTTTAGATATAACCTTAGACCTTATTGACAATATGCTGATTGTTAATCCTCCTAAAGAAACAGAAAATATTATTGCTGAAGAAACACAACAAGCAAGCTATGACTACCTAGATTTTGCAGACCTAGATATTGATTTCTTAGCTGAAGATTTTTTAGACAACTCTGAAGAACTAACCTTCACAGAGTTAGATATAAACTATCTAGACGTAAACTTTCTTGAGGACTTATTAAACATCATAGATGCTCTTGCAGTATCTGAAGAAGAGGACAAGTTAAATCAACTTGCAACAGGTATAAGAATATCAGGCACAGAGATAGGGCAAGATAAAGAGACACAAATAACAACCATAATAACTGGTCAGATAGTAAGTATCAGAAGGGCGGTAGGTGATACCTTTAGATTAGATTTAGATGGTTCTAGTTCATACACTTTGCTGCTTACACAAAACGGTGTAGAAAATTTAGTCAAAGTAAATGGTGGTTCAGACAATACAATCAAAATAAAGCAAGGTAATTGATGACTAAATATCTGATACCTTTAGTCTTGCTAATCACACTAGCATTACCTTTAGCCTATCAGTCTACACCCACAGAGATCATCAAGCTCAAGACCTTTGATGCTTTTGTACCAGAAAAAGAACCTTCAGGATATTTCACTATACTCAACATAACCGACAAAGATTTAGAGAAGTATGGCTATCCACTGAGAAGAGAGATACTTGCACAGATCAATGTTGCTTTACTACAAAGAGGAGCTATTGGTTTAGGTATGGTCATGTCTTTTCCGATAGACAGTCCGTTTGGAAAGGCAGATGATGATGCTCTAGCAGAGTCGTTATCTTTTGCGCCTAGTGTTATAGCAACCTTTGAGAACAACTCTAGCGACTATCCTAGAACCACAGGCACAGTAATCATGGGTGAGGGTGCTTCTGGCATACCTGCCTATGGTGTTAGACAGAACATAGAAGCGATTAGAGAGGTGGCAAGCGAGGGTATAGCAGTCAGTAGACCTGAAGTTGATTCGTTGATTAGAAGGCTTCCTTTGCTTCTTAAAACACCTGATGGATGGGTCAGTGCCTACGGTACAGAAGTTCTTAAGACTATGGTTGATGCAGATACTTATATTATTAAGACCAACGAGGCAGGTATTGAAGAAGTAGTTGTGCAAGGTATACCGCCAGTCAAGACAGACTATTTAGGTCGTAAGTGGATTAGTTGGGTAGACACACCCCAGACTACAATAGAAGAAATGGATGTAGAAGGTCGCTTTGTGTTTGTCGGTTACTCAGCAAAAGGGGTTTCACCACAGTTATCCACAAGCAAAGGCTATAAATATCCACATGAGATACAAGCGGCTTTAGCAGAAAGCATACTGATACAAGACAGTCCATACGTTCCAGACTACGCTCTAGCTGTAGAGTTGGCACTATTTATCCTCTCTGTCGCATTTGTTTACGTTCTCCTGACCGTTCTAGGGGTTACATGGGGTCTAGTATCATTTGCAGGTATCTTCTCTCTAACAGCTTATTATGGCTTCTACACGATACAACAAGGTCTTTTGATAGATGTAACATGGACTCTAATCTCACAATTCATCACAGGATCAACAGCTTTCTATCTAAGATTTAGAGAACAGTACAAGTTAAGACAACAAATTAAGAAACAGTTTGAGCATTACTTAGACCCAAGACAGGTCAAAGAGCTACAGAAGAATCCAGAGAAGCTCAAGCTAGGCGGAGAGAAACGCTATGCTACTTTTCTATTTACAGACGTTAGAGGATTCACTGCACTATCTGAGACACTAGAGCCAGAAGAAGTGACATATATAATGAACAAGGCTCTCACTGCACAGCAAAAGGCAGTACAAAAGCACGGTGGCATGATAGACAAGTATATCGGCGATGCGCTATTTGCCATTTTTAATGCACCTTTAGACCTAGAACACCATGAAAACAAAGCCATAGATTGTGCCTTAGATATACAAAAAAACATGGAAGTATTGAATGACGAGTTAGTAGAGAAGGGCATCAAACCTGTAGCTATCGGTATAGGTATAAACACAGGCTATGCGGTTATAGGAAACATGGGCAGTGAGCAAAGGTTTGACTACACAGCAATAGGTGATGCTGTGAACACAGGAGCAAGGCTTGAAAGCGGTACAAAAGATGCAGGAGTTGATTTGCTCATTGGTTACAATACTGCTATAAAGAGTGACTATACTTTGAAAAAACTTGAGCCAATAGCGGCAAAAGGTAAGAAAGAACCATTACAGGTGTATACATGGGCATAAATTTATCAGTAGTATTAGGAGGATTGTTACTCGTAACAATCGCAAGCACAGCTTGGTACATTGACTATCAGGCAGATCAGATCAGCACTCTCAAAGGTAATCAGATAGTCTTAGAGACACAGATAGAAGAACAGAACGCTTCTATAGAACGCTATCTTCAACAACAGAAAGCACAAGAAGAACAGCTAAATCTGTTAGAAGCAGAAAGAAGAAAGGCTATGCAAGATGTCAACAGACTCAGAAAGACATTTGCTAATCTTGACCTAGATCAAGAAGCACTGGCAGACCCAGTTGATCTACAAAACAGAATTAACAAAGGCTCACTAAGAGTCCTTACCACTTTAGAAAAGCTAACAGACCCAGAACAATTCAATGAGAAATCTAGCAATAATTAGTTTCTGCCTTTTATTGGCTAACTGCTCAATGTTGCAGACAGCCAAGCCAGTACAGGTCAAGACCATAGCAGAACGAACACCTATCTATCACCCACCTCTGCCCTATCCCATGAGCCTTACAGAAGTGGATTGGCAGGTTATGACACCAACCACCATGCAAGAATACTTAGATAATCTTGAATCTGGCAACGCAACAGAGCGAGCTTTCTACACTTTGTCTAGCCAAGAATATGAGAACTTATCTATGACTATGAGCGAAGTTACAAGATATACAAGGGATATTCTGTCAATAATCAAGTATTACAGAGAGCTTGATAAGGCAGAAGAAGATGTGCAAAAGAAGTAAATTAGGCTAGAATCAAGCGGATAATTTTCACTAAGGGAGGTAACTATGGAAATTATGGAAATCATAAACTGGATAACTTGGATAGTGACAGCAGCTTCTGCAATCGCAGCATCTACTCCAACTCCGAAGGACGATGCAATAATAGGAAAAATATATCGTGCCATTGACGTTCTTGCCATCAATTTTGGAAAAGCCAAAATGCAAGCACCAAGCGCACCTAACGCAGAGTCTAAGTAATGAGTAAAATGCCAGAGCTTTATACCTATAAGGTTGAGGTTCTCAAGACAATAGATGGAGATTCTGTTCGGCTAGATGTAGACGCAGGCTTTGGCATTACTTTAAAAAATCAGTCTTGCAGGGTCTCAGCAATTGACACACCAGAATCTAGGTTGAATGTAAAAAGATATCCAGAAAGAGCTAAAGAAAAAGAATTAGGATTGAAGGCGAAAGCCAGATTGAAAGAATTGTTAGAAGGTGAAGTAATCTTACATTGTTTGAAAAGAGACAAATATGGGAGATTACTAGGTGTTTTATATGCAGAAGGTAAAAATGTTGGAGAAACATTGGTTAAAGAAGGTTTGGCTTGCCCTTATGATGGTGGCACAAAGAAAGCCAGAGTCCGAGA